ACCTCTGCAATGGACAGAGTAAAGGCAGACATCATTGCTAAGTATGGCAAGGGTGCCATCATGAATACTAAGAAGGAAGAAGTAGAGCAGGTTGATGAGAACCGTGCTGCTATGGGAAGAATCAATAAAGAGTATCATCGCAAAAAAGAAGCAGAAGCGATGGCGGCAAGATCCAGAGATCCTAAGGTTAAAAGGGATTTGCCAAAGAGGAAGAATGATAACCCAATGTATGATCCCAAGAGTGCTGGATCATCCCGTGTGAAAGGTTTCAAGTTTACTGGTGAAGAAGTAGAGACCATCGAAGAGAAAAGAAAAGGTCTCTGGGCAAACATTCATGCCAAGAGAAAGCGTGGTGAGAAACCTGCTAAGCCTGGTGATAAGGATTATCCTAAGACTCTCAACGTCGAAGGTTATGATAAACCAGATGAGAAGTTGAAGACTGATCGGGATATGTTTAACATCCCTAAGGAAAAGCAGAATGCTGCAAAGGAGCGTCTTCTCGCTAAAGCAAAAGCAAAGCGTGCAAAACTGAAAGAAGATGTTTGGGATCAGGTTGACATCTTTGCGGAGATGAATGACTGGGAGATCTCACTCCTTAATGACACTATTATCGAAGATATCGTTACTGATGTCTTCATCGAAGAATTACAAGAAGGTAGAGATATTGATAGCGTCACAGATATGCTCTGTGAGTCTGTTGATTACTCTCTGAATCTTCTGACAGAAGTATCTGACTCATACTATGATTCTGCTGTTAAGTCTTCTAAGGCAGCAAGCAGGACTCCTGAAGTAAGAGCAGCAAATCGTAGAGCAAAACTTGATAAGGTCAAGAGTGCTGCTAAGAAAGTAGGGTCTGCACTGAAGTCTGGTCTTAAGACTGGTGCTAAACTGGCACGCAAAGGTGCTGTTAAGGGTGCTGAAGTTGCTGGTAAAGCAGCAGGTCACGCGAAAAATCTCGCGAAAGACATGGGTAGTGCCGCTAAGAAAGGTTACCAGTCAACTCAATCGTCCTCTTCCTCTAGCGATTCTGACTCCTCTTCCAGTAGCAGCGATTCATCTTCGTCTTCATCCTCCTCTTCTAGCGAGTCCAAGCCTAAGAAGCCTGGTCTGCTTAGCAGAATTGGTAGCAAACTGAAGCGTGGTATCAAGAAGGCAGTTGGTGCTGGTGCAAGGTCCCTCTCCCGTGGCGCACGCAACGTTGCACGCCGTCTGGGTGAAGAGACTATCACTGAGCGTGGTGACTTCTGGCATCCCGATCCTGATGAGGATCGTAAACTGGGTGGTCCTGGTGCTAACCAGCGTGCTCGTGAAGATCGTGCTGCAGCATCTAAACCCGCTGCTAAGAAGGCAGATCCTAAGAAACTGAGGAAGGGTGAGTCCTACATGGACTACGCCAAGCGTCAGAAGGGTTACACTCCACCTAAGAAGAAAGAAGGTCTGCGTGATAAGATCAAGCGCAAGCTTGGTATGAAGAGAGAAGAAGTAACTACAATGTCATTCAGTGCATTCCTTGCAGAAGGTAATCGTACTGGTCGTATGATGCATAAGTCCAAGACTCAGGTCACTGGACACATCAGTGCTGACAGGGGGTCCGACGAAAAAAAGAATCGTGAGGGTCGCAAGAGTCTTGAGAAAGATCTGAAGAAGCACGGTATCGGTCACAAGAAAGGCGTGGGCGAATACAAGTATGACAGTGGAGAAACTGGCCGAGAAGTTTCCTATCAGACCTCAAAACCTGATAAAATGTCGAAACGTAGATTCGGTAAAGTTATGCGTCGCATGGGACGCAAGCACGGGCAAGAATCCGTGATCACCAAAGACAAAGACAAACCAGCGAAACTGCACTATACTGAGAAGGGCAGTAAAGCAAAGTCTGATACTATTGGTAAGACAAAAGCAGGCAAGCATCCCCAAGGTTACGGTGAAACATCTGGGACCAAAGCAAGGGGTGGTAAACTTCCTAAGAAAACTAACAAATCATCTTATCATTATGGCTGAAAATAGAAAGTGCCAATACTGTGGCATCACCGTGCCCCTCGGGCATCAACGTCCTAAGACGTGGTTAGAAAAGCACGAGTTAAATTGTGCTCGTAATCCTAAGAATAAAGAAGAATGAAATCCTTTTCCCAATTCGTAGCAGAGCAAGACAACGTAGATGAAGGCGTTGGTCTAGCAGTCGCGAGAGCGATTGACAAGACTAATCCCCCGCTGGGTAGACCATCTCGACGCAGGGATGTTTCCCATGCTCTGAAGATGAGGGAGGTGCTGAAAGGTGCCAAGAAGAGAAAGGATGACAAGAAAAAATCTCCTGTTAATTTCTTACAGGACAAAGAATCAACCAATGAAGACTGGCAGAAAAAGTCAGGCAAAAATCCTGAGGGAGGACTTAATGAAAAAGGGCGGAAGTCGTATGAGCGTGAAAACCCAGGAAGCGATCTTAAGAGACCTTCAAAGAAAGCTGGGAACCCTCGTAGAGCGAGCTTTTGTGCGAGGATGAAAGGGATGAAGCGTAAGCTTACATCCAAAAAGACTGCTAGCGATCCTGATAGCAGGATCAACAAATCACTTAGAGCTTGGAATTGTTGAGGTATTAGATTATGTCTGACGATATGGAGTTCTCTGACTTTAAGTTAGAGAGGAAGGAGTGTGAGAAATGTGGTGCAACTTGGATTAACGGACAGCATGTCTGGCGTGGCACTGGTGCGTCAGGAGATTCCTCTGAGTTGGATCTTGCTGGTCTTGTATGCAACAAATATGGTAACGAGCAGTGCATCAATCCTATGAAAGGTAAGGATGGTGGACAGACTTGGGAGTATAGAGCAGGGTATATTGACGGCATGATTTCTGGTAGAAAGAAGGCTATGGAAGAGTTAGGAAACCTTGACAGTGGACTGTAAAGGGTAGGTATAAACCCTCTATATACAGTAGTTACATAAGGAATTGGATGAAGTTTTTCTTCGCATTTATCGCTTCATTGTTCCTCGCAGCACCTGCGTTTGCCGTCGATGTCCAAATGGGATACGACGGTAATCTTGTATTTGAGCCTGCTGAGGTCACAATCTCCGCTGGAGAATCAGTCCACTTTGTCAACAACATGCTACCTCCACACAATGTGATTGTGGAAGGTCGTCCAGATCTCGCACACGAGTCACTTGCTATGCTTCCTGGTGAAGACTTTACCATTGACTTTTCAGATCCAGGCGACTATACTTATTGGTGCGCCCCCCACAAGGGAGCAGGCATGATTGGCACTGTACACGTTGAATAATGAAGATTTTTTTGGATACTGCTGATCTCTCTGAGATCAAGAAAGCATATGACACAGGTTTAATCGATGGAGTCACGACAAACCCGACACTGATTTTGAGATCGGGTGAAACACTTTATAATGTAGCATCAAGACTACTTAAAGAATGTCCAGACCTTATCAGCGTCTCTACGGAGGTGGTTGCCGAGACAGCTGACGAAATGATTGAGCAAGCAAAAACCTATTTCCCACTAGGTGAAGCGGTTACAATCAAAGTCCCTTGCACTGTTGAGGGACTGAAAGCATGTAAGATCCTTTCGGATCAAGGCATCAAGGTTAATGTAACTCTCATCTTCTCAGTGGCACAAGCACTGTTGGCAGCAAAGGCAGGGGCATCATATGTCTCTCCCTTTGTCGGTCGTTGCAATGACAACTCATTCAGTGGTATTGAGTTGGTCCGTGCAATCGCTAATGCATACAGTGTGCAGATGATGACCACTGAAATCCTCGCAGCGTCACTGCGAGATGTCCACCACGTTTCTCGCTGTTACACCTATGGTGCGAGTGTTGTGACTATGCCACCTAAGGTATTCTGGAAGATGTATGAGCATGTGTTAACCAGAGAGGGACTTGATCTTTTCCAACAAGATTGGGAAGCAGCAAATGCAGAAGTTTAATACTTGGGTTTTAGATATCACTGTAGGAATTCTAGACTTTCTCTATAAAGGGAGAGACTATCAACGTTTTTGGGTGCTGGAGGAAATCGCTCGGGCACCCTATTTTGCGTTTTTAAGTGTCCTACACTTCAGGGAGAGCATGGGACTCCGTGGTCCTGAGCACATTTATTTGATGAAAGAGCACTTTGATCAGAGTATAAATGAAACAGAACATCTGGAATACATGGAATCTAGGGGCGGTAATGCTTATTGGATTGATCGCTTTGTTGCCCGACATCTCGTACTTATCTACTATTGGAGCAATGTGGTTTATTACTGGTTGGCTCCTAGGTCTGCATACCATCTCTCATACGAAGTAGAGATACATGCAGCAGAAACGTATGCAAAGTATCTTGCCTTCAATGGAGAAGATGCTAAGATACTGGAAATCCTAAACGACGAACTTAACCATTCTCGTGAATTACAAAACGCTATGGAGTTGATCAAATGAAAGTAGGACTTATCGGTCTCGGTCGAATGGGCGAAGGTATGTCCCGCCGCATGATGGCAGCAGGTCATGAAGTTTGGGGATATCGTCGCAACATCAAGAAAGCAGAAGAGGCATACGAAAAAGGTTATGTCACTGGTATTGCTTATGGGTTGCAGCAACTCTCCGAGGTCTGTCATAGACAGCAGGCTATCTATGGAGAGAAGTCAGGAGAGACTGTATACACAGAAACTCCTGCAGTTTTCATGCTGGTTATTCCAGCAGAATTAGTAGAGGATACACTAAATGAGTTACTACAGTTTTGTGTGGAGGGCGATATTATTATTGATCATGGCAATAGCAACTTTAAGGACTCTCGACGCAGGGCAGAAAGGCTTGCTAAACTTGGCATCCAATATCTTGACTGTGGTACTAGTGGGGGTGTTTACGGTCTGGAGCGTGGATACTGTCTTATGGTTGGTGGTGCAAATCATGCAGTATCCGTCTGCAATCCAATCTTTAATGCACTCGCCCCAGGCATCGATGCCGCCGATCGGACAGCACCTGGCGATTATGTGAGGCAGGCTGAGTTAGGTTGGTTGCACTGTGGTCCCGCTGGTGCAGGACATTTTACAAAGATGGTCCACAATGGAGTCGAATATGGAATCATGCAAGCCTACGCCGAAGGCTTTAATATCCTGCATGAAGCTAATGCTGGGTCAGCTTACGTTAAAGAGGGCGATGCTGAGGTGGCTCCGATGGAGAATCCGAAAGATTATTGTTACGATATTAACGTTGCTGAGGTCGCTGAGCTATGGCGTCGTGGTAGTGTTGTTGGGTCTTGGTTACTTGACCTTACCGCTGATGTACTTAGTCGCGATAGAGAGCTTAGCAAATTTGATGGCGGAGTATCAGACTCTGGTGAGGGTCGTTGGACTGTCCACGCTGCTGTGGATCTTGGGGTACCCGCTCCTGTTATTAGCAGTGCGCTATACTCACGATTTGAATCAAGGAGACTCGGACAATTTGCAAACAAAATCTTAAACGGAATGCGTGCTATGTTTGGTGGTCATGACGTTCGCTGATGTCTTACTTTGGGCAGCAATACCCTTTGTATGTGCCACCATCACATTTGGACGACTTAAAGGTGAAAACAATTACTACGAATCAAAAAATTATGATGGAAACGGCACCGCTCACTAGAGGTATAGTTATCTTCGGAGCAACTGGAGATCTATGCAAGAAAAAACTTATCCCCGCATTATACAAACTCTGGCAGAAGGAATTGCTGCCAGAGAATTTTCTTATTACTGGAAGTGCTAGGAGAGAACCCACTGTACAGCAGTGGAAAGAATCTCTTGGAGAATATCCAGATGATTTTTTACAGAATTTAGATTATCAATGTGCCGATCTGGAGAATGTAGAGAGTCTTAGGAATCTCCCATCTTATATTGATGACATGACATATTTTCTCTCGGTCCCACCTGAGAGATATGCATCAGCAATTCAGAATCTTAAGGAGGCAGGTTGTTTAGATGACCCAGAAAGATCCCGTGTGGTTATTGAAAAACCCTTTGGGCACGATTATAAATCTGCTCATAATCTACAGTCAGTGGTGGAGCGACATCTACGCGAAAAACAAGTCTATCGCATTGACCATTATCTCGGTAAAGATACTGTTAATAATATCATTACCACTCGTTTTGGTAATGCTCTACTTGAGCCAATTTGGAATAGGCAATACATAGATGAGATTCAGATCTTTGCTACTGAGACCATTGGTTGCGAAGGTAGATCTCAATACTATGAGACTGCTGGTGCAGTCCGTGACATGCTGCAAAACCATGTGTTGCAAGTCTTGTCACTCATCGCTATGGAAGCACCTTGCAAGTCAAATGCAAGGGAACTAAGACGTGAGAAGACAAAACTTCTTGCTGCAACTAGACTAGGCACTGATCTCATACTGGGGCAATATGAATCCTATCGTTCTGAAGACGGCGTTGGTGCTGGGAGTAACACTCCTACCTATTTTGCTGGTACTTTATACATTGATAACTGGCGTTGGGAGGGAGTACCTTTTCGCGTCATGACAGGCAAGAAACTGCCCTACCAATGCGTAGAGGTGGTTGTTAAAATGAAGACACCTATCATTCCCTTGTATGAGGGAGAGACTGGTGACCGTATTGTTATACGTCTTCAACCAAATCCACACCTAGATATTAGGATGGACATGAAAGCGCCTGGACTTAACGACGATGTTGAGATGGCTACGCTATCATATGATTATCCCCAGGAAAGAGCGATTGATGGATACGAGAAACTTCTCTATGATGCTATCGAGGGAGATCAATCCCACTTCGTCCACGCTGAGGAAGTGATGGAATCATGGAGAATCGTTGACAATCTTCTTTGCACTGGAGAGTCATGCCCAGTCCGCACAGTACCTTACATCTATACTGGTGGTTGGGGTCCATGGCACAAAACACAACTTATCACTGATTGGGATTATCCAGAATGAGAAACGAAATTCTTACTGCTCTTAGGACAGACGCTGAGGGCAACATTCAAAAAGCAAGACTCAACATTGAGATCTATCTAAAAAATCCTGTAGGTATCGGTGAGCATCCTGATGTCCTCGGTGCTATTCAAGAGCAACTGGATATCATTGCCCACGAGCAAGAGCGTATTGACATGTTGCAGAAGTATTTCTCATGAGTTTTTTCCATGCTGCTGGTCACTTAAGTGCGTGGATCCTAAATACTTGGTGGACCATGGCTATCTTAGGATGGTCTTTGGTCTTTGTTCCTATTATAGGTATGTGGGCAGTCCACAAATATCAATGGGAGCACTGGGAACCCTTTACCAAAAAACATGGAAAATGACGACAGATCGGAATTTGGATATCAGTGGACCATAGAAGATGTATATCTTCTGTATCACTGTGTCTGTGAAACAATTAGACTGTGGCCAGGCGCTCCAGCAAGACCTTACGAGGAGCAGGAGCATTTAAGAATACTAAGAGATGAGCTATATAAAGGAGTATTAGATTACAAATTTCACCACATGGATGTAGATGAATGAATGCAACGCTTCTATTATGTTTAGCGCCGCTAGGGTTTATCTTTATCATAATGAAAGTTGCTGTTTGGTTATCTGCAGTAGAGCATGAGTCTAATTATGTCGCTAGAGAACCTTTACGAAAGCGAGGACCCTTCGTGGCAAATGCATATGCAGATGTTGATGAAGAGGAAGAGGAGTATGGAGATCGCACGGATTATCGATAAGACCCTTGAAGAGTATTACTCTGAGCAGGGTAAACCTGTGCCGTGTTGGAAACGTAAGGATCCTGACTGGTGGATTATGTACCTAAAAGAATTAGGAATTGACTCTCGCAATCCATGAATTTACTTCTCCGCCCATTAGAGAATAATAACGATCCCGTCTGGAGTGTGATCATCTCGATCATGTTGCTCCTGGTGGGAGTCTTCTATGTGGTCGTCTATATACTAGGTATTGATGACAGAGAATCCAATGGGAGTAATGGTGCCGCCGAGCAGGAAGAGCTGCTACAACTTCAGAGTAGTGGAGATCAATCGTGTCCTTGATGGTGATACTATCGATGTCACTATTGACCTCGGGTTTGATTTATACAAGAAAGAAAGAGTTAGAGTTGCAGGCGTTGATACGCCAGAAAAGAGGACGAGAAACTTAGAGGAGAAGGCACTTGGAATCGACGCAACAAACTGGCTCAAAGAAAAACTGGAGGGTGCCATTTCTGGTGACGATGAGTTGTCTGTTAGGACTGAACTTGTTGGCGGGGTTGGCAAATATGGGCGTCTTCTTGGCTGGCTTTACATTGGGGACGCAGACGTGTCTCTCAACGAGCAAATGATTGAAGAAGGTTACGCTCATGCATATGATGGCGGCACCAAGGATATGAATCTAGAGAAACTCAAAGAGATCAGGAGGGAGCACGGCACGCTAGTTGAGTAATGGATATTGTTAAGTATGATCAGGTGATGGTGATTGATGACCTCTTCTCACCAGAAGAGGTAGAGATGATGGATACATATTTCACTTACTTCGACGGGTGGCAACTCATCTTTGATGACAGTCCCGACGACAACTTATCAACCTTCTCCCTAGGGAGAGCAATCGACTACCCCAACTATGGGGAGTTTGATTATTTCTGTAAAAACCATGCATTCCAACGCGCTGGGATTCCCATTCCTGCATTTCATAGAGTCGTTTATAATGCTTTCCGTTTTGGTGATAGTCCTGCTATCCACTGTGACGGAGAATCTTTAGACGCAATTAGTTTCCTTGTTTACTGTAACAAGGAATGGAAACCTGAGTGGGGCGGTGAAACTGTCTTCATGAATGGTGACCGAATCACAGATACAGTCATTCCAAAACCAGGAAGGGTTGTAGTATTCCCAGGACTCGTGCCACATGGGGGTAAAGCGCCAACAAAACATTGCCCTGTTGCTGCTAGGTATAGTGCAGTCTTCCAATTCTGCCCAGGACAAGAAGATGTTGTAGAGGCACACGCAGCGGTGCAAGAAAAAAACAGGAGACCATTTCCGTATGAGCCAAAATGAGATCTATCTAGGTAATCCTAACCTAAAGAGAGCTAACGTTTCACAGAATTTCACTGATGAGCAGGTGGAGGAATTCGTTAAGTGCTCACAGGATCCTGTTTACTTTATTAAAAACTACATCCAGATTATCTCGCTGGACCGTGGTTTGATTCCATTTGAGTTGTACGACTTCCAGTCGGACATGGTGAATAAGTTTCACGAGAATAGATTCAACATTGCAAAACTGCCTAGGCAGTCTGGAAAGTCAACAGTTGTTACAGCATACTTGCTTTGGTATTGCCTCTTCAACGATAATGTCAACATTGCCATCCTTGCTAACAAGGCAGCGACGGCACGAGAGATGCTACAACGCTTGCAACTATCATATGAAAACCTCCCAAACTGGCTCCAGCAAGGAGTCGTCAACTGGAACAGGGGCAGTCTGGAATTGGAAAACGGAAGTAAGATCATGGCTGCATCTACTTCGGCTTCTGCTGTGCGGGGTATGTCTTTTAACATCATATTCCTGGATGAATTTGCATTCATCCCAACGCATATTGCTGACGAGTTCTTTAGCTCTGTTTATCCTACTATTTCTTCTGGTAAATCAACCAAGGTGATTATCATCTCCACGCCCAAGGGGATGAATATGTTTTACAAACTCTGGCATGATGCAGAGAAGGGCAAGAATGAATACGTTACTACAGAAGTCCACTGGTCAGAGGTGCCAGGTAGAGACGCGGACTGGAAAGAGCAGACGATTCGTAATACATCTGAAGAGCAGTTTAATCAGGAATTTGAATGCGAATTCCTAGGATCGGTTAACACTCTCATTACATCATCTAAACTAAAAACTTTGGTATACGATGATCCTTTGAAGTCCAATCAAGGACTAGATGTGTATGAAGAGCCGAAACCCGATCATACTTATGTATGTACAGTTGACGTTGCTCGTGGTAT